AAAGACGAACTAGCTGGGCGGGTAAATAACACGCTAAAAGTTGTTAAGGAAAGCGGCTATACTACGTACAATACAGACGTAGACATAGTTTAACTAATATTTTTATCATGGCACATTGAAAACTAAGTAGTTGATGACATGGATATTTCAAGGAAAACCAGTGGAAACTCTTCCCGATGACTGCGTGGGTTTCGTCTATCTCATCACAAATAATCTATCTGGCAAAAAGTACATAGGCAAAAAACTAGCGAAATTCGCAAAAACCACTTATAAAACAGTAAAACTCAAGAACGGCAAAAAGAAAAAGCAAAAGATTCGAAGCAAAATCGACTCTGATTGGCAAACCTATTATGGCTCAAACGATCAACTAAACAAAGACGTTCAAACTCACGGCACCGAAAACTTTACCAGAGAAATACTTTATATTTGTAAATCAAAGGCAGAATGTAGCTACATTGAAGCCCGAGAACAATTTACACACAGAGTATTAGAATCAACAGATTATTATAACGGACAAATCTCAGTCCGTGTTCATGGCTCACACATTTTAAACAAACTCAATGGATTATAATCCTGAAGTAGAGAAATTTGTAGATTTTGTAGATTTTACCAAAGACGATCCCTGTATATGGGTTGTTTTCACTGCTGGCGCAGCAGGAGATTTGATAGCTTCTATGATTTCATTACATTATGCTAAACCCGCAGCAAGATTCTTGGGTATAGCAGATAATGGACAAGTCATATTTCGGGATTCAAATAGTAAAAAACTTAACAACGACAAACGTTTAGAACTAGTAGTAGAGAACATAAACAAAACTTTATCCAACGAATACAATAGCAACTACAGCAAAATCGATCAAATCATACTTTCAAATCACAATCATGGCATAATTGAAGTCACTAAAATTTTAGAAAATTTCTCTCAGGCAAAAATCATAAGAATCACTCCGGCAAACTCTTACGAAAACGATATAGTAAATTGGTTATCAAATTTAAAAAATAAAAATCAATTGACTGATTTTGTTGTAACAAACAAAGCGTACTCGTATAATCACATAGAACATCCCAGTGTATTAAATCTAACTCTATCTGACATTATTAATCAAGACAAATTTGAACAAACTTATCAGCGAATTACAGAACACTTAAACTTAAAATACAAATTAATCAGATACGACCTCATAAACTATTGGCTCTCTAAACAGCATCCTAACATAATCCCCGATTTAAAAAAATTGTAATACAGTACGGCTCGCACAGGCTAACTCCGTGTGCCCACGATAAGAGGATCTAGGATCACTCGGACGGAAATCTCTTTGCTGTAAAGAGTGCTCAACCACTACCCAGTTGGATGAAGATCGCTTGTAAGACCTGCGATTTGGTTGTTTGAATAGGATGTAATATAGGCAAAAAGACGTAGCAGCGATGCTACACGTTCATATAGTATGTTAGCGTATATTATATGAATCGCCGTTGATAAGACGGAGCTCGAGGTACCGGTCAACCGCCTCTGTAATTGCTCTAACGCTAGGTGATGTGCTACTCAGATGAAAGCAACTCTTTCCTTTTGTCCCGGGTAACCGGGCAAAGTGTGACGATTAATCTAGATGAACAGTAATGTCGCTTCGCTCCCCTTGATTATATTCCTTCAATAAATTAAAAATAATATTGATGAGCGCAAGCGAATCAATGGATGTGCGTAGCACATCTTAGAAGAATGGAAGTCCTGACTTCTTAGTAGCTTCCATATTGCTCTTAACTATATCCCCGATGATGTTTCTTTCTTCTAAACTTAGCATCATTGCCTCGTCATAGGTCACACCACCACGCATATACCAGCACAAAGATAGAGTTTCTTGTTTAAGGGCTTTTGCCGATGATTCTAGTTCTTCAATGAAACTGATAATCTCAGCTTCATCCATCCGCAAAAGCCTTAACCGAAAAAATTGCTATGGTCGAATGTCAGCTCAGTGCTAAATTGTTTTTGGCATTCTTCATTATCGCATTTAAGTTGTAGGGGTTGGATCTTAAAAGTATCTGTTAGTTCTTGTACAGATGATTTGATACTTTCATATATCTGACGACTACAACTATCCAAGAACTCAGCAATCATTGCAGGGTCTGTGACAACTACACCTTCTTCTGTGGTAACACTGGCAATGCTGTCTACTACAGTATCGATATTCAACTGTCGTATCTTTTCAAATCCCTTTTTGAATTCTAGCATCTTTTGTTCTTCGCTCAGGGTCTCATTCTTGACAACGTTTTGTATTAGCTTGTCTTGTTCAAATGTAATCATACCCATCTTGTTGATGTTTCTGTACTTTTGTGGTTTGAACTTGAACACTAGATTATCAAACGTAAACGGTCTGTTGTAATCTGCTTTACCAACACTGTCTAGAACCATGTTTAAGTCTATTGAGTAATCGCTTTCTGTCTTGCAGTGCGTACAAGTAGCGCTGAAATCCATGACTTTCCCATAACTTGCCAATCTGATGGCAATGAATATAGGGTCAAGATCCACAGCAGGAATCTCCCAAGGGTCCTTGATTCCAGGGCAGCAACTGCGAATAACATCAATAACTGCTTGACCGTTCAATAAAGCATCTGGTGTCTTCAAGGCCAACTCATCTTTGACTGTCATTGGGTAAACGGGTATAGTCCCAGTGGCAGATAGTTCCACTGTTCCCTCAGGGTAAAACACTCCTCTGCTGGGTAGACTAAGATACAGTGCGGGTTGGCGGAAATGCTTGGCTAATGGATTAGCTTGGTTAACCATGGTTCGAACTCCAATAAATAGATGTAGTAATACAATATTTATAGCGACACAATATGGCAAGTTCAGTAAAGGTCAACATTCCCGGAGTGGGCACAGTAGAAGCAGAAAATGCGGCCAGTGAAGCCACGCTCTTGGCAATCTTAGCAGCAATGCAGAAAAGCGAAGGCACTAAGAGAAAAGAAGAAAAGGCACGTTCTGCTGAACTCAAGAAGCAAGAAGCAGAAGCACAAAAAGCTGCAAAAGAGTGGGAAAAGTCTTTAGAAGGACTCACTGCGTCTGAGAGAAAGGCCGCTGAGGATAAGAAAAAGCGTGAAAAAGAACGCACTGAGATGTGGGACAAGACCAAAACTGGTATGGGTGCCGCAGGCAAAGAGATATTTGGTGCGTTTGGTAGTATTGCAAAAAGTGCTGTCAGTGTAGCTACTGCATTCTTAACATCATACGATGACATTGCCAACAATCCTATTGCTGCTGGTGCCGCTGTATTAAATGCTGGGATTGACGCAGGTAACACAGCAGTTCACGGTGTAGCCAATGCTGCTGCTGGACTTGCTAATGCATTCGGTCCTGTTGCAGGCGCATTTGTCGGTGGGCTAGCCAGTCTGGTCACTGGTATCAGTGACGCTGCGGCTGCTATCCTAAAAGCCACAAACGAAGTTATGGCCAAAGAATTTCAGAAGTCTACACAGGCTCTGAAAGATTATACCAAACAGGGTGCTAGTTTTGCTGGTGGTATGGCAGAGATGCGTAATCTTGCCAATGACGCTGGTCTAAGTCTTACCACCTTATCTAAGGCATCATCAACATCAAGTGAATCGTTGAGACAAGCAGGATTTTCACAGGGTGAGGGTACTGCAATGCTGGCAAAGGGGTTTGCGGCAGCTACCAAAACTATTGGTAAAAGCGGTGCAAGTCTGAGTAACGAAATGTTGGCTTTGGGTTACAGCTATGAAGACCAAATGGCTATTCAGGCTGATTATATGTCTCAGCTAAAACGTACTGGGGTAGATTTAAAGAATCTTTCTCCCACAGAGCTTGCCCAAGGTACTCGTGAATATGCTAAGAATTTAAAAGTTATCAGTGACATTACTGGTCAAGATGCTAAAAAACTCATGGACAAAGCTGCGGCTGAAACACAACGAGCAAGTTTGATGAGTGATTTGGATGCAAAACAAAAGACTGCGTATCAGGCTAGCTTTGCTGCGCTAGAGAAAATGGGCCCAGACGCTGACAAAGCACGACAAGCGTTGTATCAGATTATGAAAACTGGTACTACTAACGTTGTTGGATATACTTCGGGTCCTGCTCGTAAGATGATTGAAGACATGGCCAAAGGTGTCAAGTCTGGTACTATGGACTTTAAAGGTGCTATTGGTACAATGGCTAGCGCTTCAAAAGAAGCCGCCGCAGCAAACAAAGGATCTGTTGGGGCTGCTACTGACTTTGCAAAAGGTATGGGTGCAACGGGTGAAGCTATTGACGCATTCTCTCAAACTCAAAACTCTATGCTATCGTTGAGTACTCAAAATTTAGGTGAGATGGTAGACAGCAGCAGTAAGAGCGCAGATGCACAGGCTAATCTTGCTGGCAAAACTGGTAGTACAGAACAAAGTTTTGCCAACATCACAGCACAATCTCAAAAAGCAGCGGCTGCGATGGAGAAGTTTACTGGCAGTCATCTTGACACGTATGCTAAGTTATTGGCAGATACATTTAAAGAAGCATCTGACACTGTGATGAAGGGTGTGCATATGGCTAATATGACCACAAAAGAAAAAGCCATTGGCGCTGGTGAGCAAGCATTGGGTTATGGCGCTGTCGGCGCAGGTGCAGGTGCTATTGTTGGCAGCGTTGTTCCATTGGTTGGTACAGCCATTGGTGCTGCGCTTGGTGGTATTGGTGGCGCAATCTACGGTGGATTTAAGGGTTGGTCTGGTATGGCTGACGGTGGATGGGCTTCAGGTGACCCATCGGGATTCTTAGAGAAACTACACGGTACTGAACTTGTCATTCCAACAACTGGAGGTATGCTAGACACTAATAGCACTGGATATACCGAATTGGTTAAAGCTGTTGGCGGAACTCCTGCGTCAGGAGCAGGTGGTGGTAGCGAAGAATTGATGCAAAAAATTGATCAATTGATTACAGTATTGGGAGCACAGACTGGTGCAACAGTAGTAGCACAGTCTGATAAGGGCGATATGATTGCAAACGCATTCAATGGTCTACAAGATATGATGGCCAAGCATCTAGATATAAGCTCAGAAATGGCTGTCCACGCTAAAGACAACAAAGACCTAATGCAGAAACTTCTTAATGTAAGTATGTAATCTATAAATATAGCATTACAGGGATATATTCATGGCCGGATGGAAAAAGTATTTTAAGACCAGCAACTTTCAGGGTTCAGTAAGCCCGATTGGCAGCGGGTCACAGACAGTAAACCCAGCGTATCGTGCCACAGCCAGCACACTACCTGAAGTTTATATCGGACACCCAAACCGTATTGAACGTTATAATCAGTACGAACAAATGGACATGGACAGCGAAGTTAACGCTGCCCTAGACATTCTTGCTGAGTTCAGCACACAGAAGAATACAGAGAACGTCAGTGCATTTGATCTGCACTTCCACGAAAAACCCACAGACAACGAAGTCAAAATCATCAAAGAACAGCTACAACAGTGGATTACTTTGAATGAATTTAACAAGCGTATCTTTAAAATTTTCCGCAATACTATCAAGTATGGCGATCAAGTTTTCATCAGAGACCCAGAGACATTCAAGTTATTTTGGGTTGAAATGTCAAAAGTTACCAAAGTTATTGTTAACGAGAGTGATGGCAAAAAGCCAGAACAATACGTTGTCAAAGACATTAACCCTAACTTTCAAAACTTGACTGTGACTGCGGTTAGTACGTCAGACACATTCACTAATCACCCACAAGTAGGTGGCCCAAGCGGTAGTTATGTTCAACCTCGCAGCCCTTACAGTGGTGGTTCAAGATTTAGTCACGCACAAAACGAAGCAGTGGTCAACGCTGAACACGTTGTACACTTAAGTTTAACTGAAGGTCTTGATATATTCTGGCCTTTTGGTAACTCAGTACTAGAAAACATCTTTAAAGTTTTCAAACAAAAAGAATTGCTTGAAGATTCGATCATTATCTATCGTGTGCAACGTGCGCCAGAACGCCGTATGTTCAAGATTGACGTGGGTAATATGCCAACACATATGGCTATGGCCTTTATTGAACGTATTAAAAACGAAATCAATCAACGCAGAATCCCAACACAATCAGCAAGTGGTCAGAATATGATGGATGCTACATACAATCCATTGCAGACTAACGAAGACTTCTTCTTCCCACAGACGGCTGACGGTCGTGGTAGTAGCGTTGAAATCTTACCAGGTGGTCAAAACTTAGGTGAGATCACAGACTTGAAGTTCTTTACTAACAAACTATTCCGTGGTCTACGTATTCCTGCAAGTTACTTGCCAACTGGTATTGACGATGGTTCACAGACTATCAGCGATGGTAAAGTTGGTACAGCCCTGATTCAGGAATGGCGTTTCAATCAGTATTGTAAGCGCTTACAGGGTATGGTCATTGACAAGCTGGATCAAGAGTTTAAGATGTTTATGCGCTGGAGAGGCATCAACATTGACGGACAGATTTTTGATCTACAGTTCAATGAGCCACAGAACTTTGCGCAGTATCGTCAGGCAGATATTGACGGTGCCAAGATTGGGACATTCACACAGTTAGAGCAATATCCATACTTCTCAAAACGTTTCTTGATGAAGCGTTATTTGGGCTTAAGTGAGATGGAGATGAGCGAAAACGAGATTATGTGGGCCGAAGAAAAAGGCAAAGCAGAAAGCGCAGATGCTGGTCAAGCCAACTTGCGTAACGTTGGTGTTACTCCTGGCGGTCTTGCAAGTGATCTTGAAAACGTTACTCCCGAAGCTGGCGCACAACCAGCTGGCGGTGCATTAGATCAGGGTGCAGAAGCTGGCGCAGCTCCTGCTGCAGGCGCTCCCGCAGCAAGCCCACCCGGTGTAATGTAACCAAAGATATAAATAACAGTATGTTTATATCAGATTTATTTGAATCACCAGAGCCTGCAAAGCCAGGCTATCAGAGTGAACAAGATGATAACAGCGTAATGAAACTCAGTGATTTACGCAAGACTCGTCTTACTCTAGCACATCTAAACCGTCTACGTATGGCTAACGATGTGCGTAAATTTGAATTCGAAACCAAGATGAAAGATATCAAGGATCAGTACGGTGCCAGTGCTGAACCAGTTGCGGGGCCAGGTGGTATCTGATTTATCTTGGAAAAATCCTCAAAAAACACGCATAAAACCCCCAAATCTGCGTAGTTATCTAAATAAATTATACAAAGCCAAACAAAAGGAGTTCCTTAAATGAACAAGTATGAACAACTCATTGAGAGCATTCTTAATGAAGACGAACAAGCAGCACGTGCTTTATTCCACGATATCGTGGTTGCTAAGTCACGTGAAATCTACGAAAGTCTAATGGACGAAGAAATGGGCGGAAACGCTTCACAAGGTTTCGTTCAAGACATTACTAACCAAAACGATCAAGCTCAAGACATGGGCTTGGGCGAAGACGACATGGAAGGTGGCGACATCGAACTAGACGGTGGCGACATGGACGGCGAAGAATTCGGTGACGAAGAAACATTCGGCGGTGACGGCGAAATGGGCATGGGCGGCGAGCACGGTGAACACGAAGAAATCACTTCTAAACTAGATGACCTAGAAGCTCAATTGGCTGAATTGAAAGCCATGTTGGGCGACGAAGGTGCTGAACACGGCGAAGACTTTAGCGACGTCGAGGGTGGCGAGGCAGGCGAAAGCGACTTTGACATGGACGGCGGCGAAGAACACACAAGTGGTTCTGGTTCTGCAGAAGCAGATGAAGGCATGATGGAAACTATGGGTTCTGGCATGAGCGGTTCTGGCATGAGCGGTTCTGGCAAGTCTGGTTCTGGTAAAATGGAATCTGCTAACCCATTTGCTAAATCTGGTTCTGGAAAATCTGGTAGCGGTACAAGCATGGGCAAATCCGGTTCAGGCAAAAGCGGTTCTGGCAAAATGGAATCTGTAACACGCCGTAAGTCAGAAGTTGAAATCATGAAAGAATACGTTGACAAGATCGGCGAAATCTACAAACAAGAGCCAGCTAGTGGCGAAGGTAAGACAGTTGGTACAGGCGGCGATGAGCCAACTATCAACCACAAGTCTATCGAAGGCCCAGGCGCTGACTTTGGCGGAACTAACGAAAATATCGTTAGCGGCAAAGGTGACAACGCTAATCCAGACGGCAAAGCATTCAAAGCTCCAAGCAATGAATACACAAAAGGCCGCGGAGACTTGCCAGGCGCAGGACAGTTTAAAAACGTTCCCGGTGGCAACGCAGGTAAGACAGCGTTCAAAACAAAAGAGCCAGGTCACGGCGCAGAGAAAAAATCTGGACCAGAAGGCAAGCTAGTTGGTGCTGACGGTAGCCGCCCAGTAAACAAAACCAGTGTTCAAAAGCAGAACACAGGCGCTAAGTAATTAGGACACGAAAATGGCTTTGTACCTAAAAGAAGATTTGACTTTCAATCAGGCGAATATGCAGATTATATCTGAAGATTCGGCTGATGGTAAAGGTAAAAATCTCTATATGAAGGGGATATTCATCGAGGGAGGTGTGAAGAACGCTAACCAACGTGTGTATCCCGTTCACGAAATTTCAAAAGCCGTTGACACCATCAATGAACAGTTAAAAGGTGGTTACAGTGTCTTGGGTGAACTAGATCACCCTGATGACTTAAAAATTAACCTAGACCGTGTCACTCATATGATTGAACAAATGTGGATGGACGGTCCCTGTGGTTATGGGAAGTTAAAAGTATTACCGACTCCGATGGGCAAGATTGTTGAATCAATGTTGACCAGTGGGGTTAAGTTAGGTGTTAGCAGCCGCGGTAGTGGTAATGTTAACGAAAGCAGTGGTCATGTGAGTGATTTTGAAATCATTACTGTGGACATTGTTGCACAACCAAGTGCTCCTCATGCTTATCCTAAAGCGATTTACGAAGGCCTGATGAACATGCGTGGTGGCGCACAGTTATTTGAGGTAGCTCGTGAGGCATCTCAAGATCAAAAAGTACAGAAGTACGTGCAAGAAGGCATCAAACGCCTTATCAAAGACCTTAAAATATAAAGGAGTATGGAACCAATGTTAGACGCTATCAAACCATTGTTGGAGTCTGGTATCATTAACGAAGGTACTCAGCAAGCTCTAAGCGAAGCGTTCGAGGCTCGTATCAACGAAGCCCGCGAACAAGTTCGTGCAGAATTGCGTGAGGAGTTTTCACAACGTTACCAACACGACAAACAAGTTATGGTTGAAGCTCTAGACAAGATGGTGACAGAATCTTTAACAGCCGAAATTTCGGAATTCCAAACAGAGACACAAAAATTGGCAGAAGATCGTGCGAAATTCAATGTTCGTATGGTTGAAGCTACACAAAAATTTGACAATTTCTTAGTTACTAAACTAGCAGAAGAAATTCAAGAATTACGTGCTGACCGTCAACAATACCAAAACAGTATTGGCAAGTTAGAACAATTTGTGATGAAAGCTCTGGCAGAAGAAATCCAAGAATTCGAAGCAGACAAGCGTGCCGTAGTTGAGACTAAAGTCCAACTTGTTGCAGGCGCTAAAGCTAAACTCGCTGAACTACAAGCTGCTTTTGTTGCTCGTAGCGCAGAGATGGTTAAAGAATCCGTTACTGCTAAACTAGAGTCTGAAATGACTCAGCTAAAAGAAGATATCCAAATTGCTCGTGAGAACATGTTTGGCCGTCGCTTATTCGAAGCATTCGCAAGTGAATTCGCAGTTACTCACTTAAATGAGAACACAGAAATCGCAAAACTACGTCAAGTCATCGATGCACAAAAAGCTGTCGTTGCCGAAGCACGTAGAGCTGCTCAAGAAAAAGCAAAATTAGTTGAATCAAAAGAACGTGAATTACGCATCATCAAGGAATCGGCAGATCGCAAGGCAAAACTTGCTGAAATGTTGAAGCCATTGAACAAAGAGAAAGCCACTGTAATGAGTGAACTTCTCGAATCAGTGCAGACAGATAAGTTACAATCTGCATTTGATAAGTATCTTCCTGCTGTACTAAACGGTGGCGCTGCTATCAAAGCAACACAAAAAGTTGCGTTGACAGAAAGCAAAGTCGAAGTAACAGGAGATAAAACTGCTAAGCCAGTTCAAAAACAAGAAGTTGTAGAAACAGCAAATGTATTTGAATTAAAAAGATTAGCAGGGCTTAAGTGACTTAACCCTAAAAGGAAAAAGGAAATAAAAAAATGACACAAGCATTATTAGAAAGCCGTTGGGGCGAGACAAAAGAAGCCCTGTTAGAGGGCTTACAAGGTTCGAAAAGAACCTCTATGGCAGTAATTTTGGAAAACACACGCAAGCACTTGGCTGAAAATGCTACTGCTGGCGCAACAACAGCTGGTAACGTAGCAACACTTAACCGTGTTATTCTTCCAGTTATTCGTCGTGTTATGCCTACAGTTATCGCTAACGAAATCATTGGTGTTCAACCAATGACTGGTCCAGTATCTCAGATTCACACTCTACGTGTTCGTTACACTGACGGTGTATCTGGCACAAACGGTGCTACTGGTACTGTTCCTGGTGACGAAGCATTGTCTCCATTCAAAATCGCTACTGCATATTCTGGTACATCGTCAGGTTATGCAACTTCTACAGCGACATTGGAAGGTGTACCTGGAAACCGCATCAACGTCCAAATCTTGAAACAAGTTGTCGAAGCTAAAACTCGCAAATTGTCAGCACGTTGGACATTTGAAGCTGCTCAAGATGCTCAAGCTATGCACGGCTTGGATATCGAAGCAGAAATCATGGCAGCTTTGGCTCAAGAAATCACTGTTGAAATTGACCAAGAAATCATCGGTTCTTTGAGCGCATTGGCAGCTACTGACTACGCATACGACCAATCTGCTGTATCTGGTACAGCAACATTCGTTGGTGACGAACACGCTGCATTGGCTGTTTTGATTAACCGCTCTGCAAACTTGATCGCACAACGTACACGTCGTGGTGCTGGTAACTGGGCGATTGTATCCCCAGCTGCTTTGACAGTATTGCAATCTGCTACAACAAGTGCATTCGCACGTACTACAGAAGGTACATTCGAAGCTCCAACAAACACAAAATATGTCGGTACATTGAACGGCGCAATGCGCATCTATGTAAACGCATACGCAAACGACAGCACACCAGTATTGGTTGGCTACAAAGGTTCGTCTGAGGCAGATGCTCCAGCATTCTATTGCCCATACATTCCATTGATGTCTTCTGGTGTTGTTCTAGATCCAAACACATTCGAACCAGTCGTAGGCTTTATGACTCGTTACGGATATGTTGAATTGACAAACACTGCGTCATCTCTAGGTAACGCAGGTGACTACGTTAGCGAAATCTCTATCGCTAACTTGTCGTTCCAGTAATCTTCTGTTCGGGAGCCCAGTTTCGACTGGGTTACAGAGGGAGTCAAGAAAGAGCCGCAAGGCTCTTTTTTGTTGGCTATACTCTAAATACAGGTGAGCGTAAGCTCTTAACAAGGAACTAAAATGAACACTCTAGCTATCTACGGCCCAGACGAAGACGACGGCGAAGAAGAATAAACAAGCCCGCTTCGGCGGGTTTTTTATTGACCAAACTATAAATACACTACTCAACTGAGTTCCACTTAGCCAAGTGGCGGTCTAGAACACCGTAACAAGGAGAACAAAATGGCAAAACTAAAAATAGCAAATCAGACAACACAAACTAGCGTCACATATCCACAACCAGAAGGTGATCGTTTTGTAAGCCCAACATTGGTCAACGGTTATCACGTTGGCGGCGTAGGCGGATTGACAAGCGATACTGGTCTACAGATTCAACCTCAGGTCTACTTGACTGGTGGTTCATCTACTACTGGTAGTATTGTTGCACAAAAAGGTGCTCACAAGTTCCGCGTCACTGACGGTACACGTACAGGTGATTGCACATTGGTAAACAGTCCAAACTTGACAGCTGGTCAAATGAACATCTTGATTACATTGAACACTGGTACAGCTTCTGTAGCAGCAGCCAACGTAGCTGGTGGCGCAACAAGCACTTACGTCACTTGGGGTTCTACTCCAACTGGCATTTATGCTACTCCACGTGTCGGTGATTACATCATCGGTTTCGCTGGTAACGCAGGTGTTGCACGTGTTACTGCAATCAACAGTACAAGTAACGTAACTATTGCTACAAACGGTAACGTTGGTGCACAAAGCAGCGTAACTGGTGTTACAACTAGCACATATGCAAGTCGTATCACTAACAAGTTTGTCTATGACTTCACAAGTGATGGTCAAATGGACAGTACAAATGGTACAGTGACTTACTACACAAGTGGTTACAACCCTACCAAGTATCGTTATGTATTAAACTCAAGTGCAGGTCCTAACGCAACTTTTGTAAAAGTTCAAAGCAACTAAAACAATAAGCTATATTGATATAGCACGACAAGTTAAAATGGTCTCTTCGGGGACCATTTTTTTATGGATTTTAACTTTGTCTGTAAGCTAAATAGTATATAACAGGGCAGAAAGTAGAATGTCTACATTTAAAAGAATTAGCGGTGATTATACCATTCAGAGTGTGAACACTGGTGATAAAGTTATCATCAATAGTGGTAATGTTTATATTGAAGGTAATCTTTGGGTTTCTGGAAACACTCAGAGCTACACATCAAACAACACTTCTATCAATGATCACATTATTACGTTGAACGCTGGGGTAACTAGCCCCAATCCTGCAGGTGCAAGTATTGTAGTAAGTCGTGGCACAAGTGGTCAATCAAATGCTGCAATTACTTGGAATGAGACACTGGGTGCTTGGCAAATCAGTGAAGTAGTCAACGGTAGCTATACTACTGCAAATATTGCTACACAGACTGGCACTGGGGTATTGTTGTCTAGTGTATCTCAAGACACAAGTCCAGTTCTCGGTGGTAATTTAAACATTTATAATCACTCAATTTACAGTAACGTCAGCGGGGTTCAGCTTTGGAGCGTGAGCGCACCGGGCGCAGGAGGCACTGGCGTTACTGTAACTAACTCAACATACGCAAACGTAGAGCTAATGTCTAAGACTAAAAGCATTGTCTACAGTATTATTTTTGGATAATGGAATAACAAAATGGCAATTCAAAACACAGCATTAACAACAACAGCAAGTCCAATCTTTGTAAGCTCGGGCAACAACGCTATCACTACTATCCATTTATGTAACTATACTGGCAGCAGTGTGCAGGCAAACGTTTATGTAGCTCCTAGCACTGGTAACGTGGCCAACAGTACAACAGTGATTTATGGTAACGTTACTATTGGTGCATACAACACCTTGATTATCTATCAAGAAAAATTCTTGTTAGCCAACGGTGATACAATTTATGCCAACGTAAGTGCAGGTAGTGCAGTAACAGCAACAGTAAGTTCACTAGGATTCTAATAATGGCAAGATTTCTTAAAAATCCTGACCTGGCATACAATGCACAAGCAGCTAAATTGCCCATTGTGCCTAGTAGTGCTTATGGTGATGTACCAACCAACGGACTGATTCGTTTCAATCAGGCAACCAATCGTATTGAGTTTTTCTACAACGGTGCGTGGAGTCAGATTGCCAAGATCGGTAGCGTACAAATCGTAGTAGATACGTTGGGTCCTGGCGATGGTATGACCATTAACTTTACCATGAGTCAACAAGAAACTGATCCAACAGCAGTGGCAGTGTTTGTGGGTGGCGTATATCAGCAGCCAACAACACACTACACAGTCAGTGGATATGGCCTAAGTTTTACTACAGCGCCCCCATTGGGCACAGTTAACCCAACGACAATTATTGTGATTCACAATATCAACAGCACTAACGTGCCTGCATAAGGAGCAATATGTCGTTAGGACGCATTAATGGGCCAATGTTACAACCCAACTTGGAACGCCAAGGGGTCAACATCGCCCTAGATGCAAATCTGATGTATTGGGACGTAAACAATCGTTACGTTGGTATCAATACTACTACTCCATCTTACGCTCTTGATATCGGCGGCAACGCTCACTTGGGTAATCTGTACATCAAGGGCAACACAATTACCACTGACAATGGTTACAAACTAAATCTGGGCAACGTCAGCAATCTGACGATCAGCGGTGGTACAGCAAACTCTGTTATGTACACAGACGGATTTGGCAACATCACGTTTGGCACACTGAACACAGTTGCCATGCTTGAGGGATTCACTGGCAACGGCATAACATTGGGCACACCCACACAGGGCAGTCTAAGCAATGCTGTGAGCATTAGTTCTCAGTATACCATCGCAGATAGTATTGCTCTGATAAATCAAAATTTAGGCAACGTCACTGCAAACGTCACCACGCTACAGTCTGCAAAATATTCAAATGCAAATGCTGCATCTTATCTTACAGTTTACAGTGGTAACATCACAGCCAACGTTGTGACAGCCAACACATTCTCTGGCAACTTTGCAGGTAATTTCTCTGGTACTATCTCTGGTAACGTCAATGGTACTAATGCAACTTTTGCAAACATCAGCGGAAACTTGATCACAGCAGCGCAGCCTTATATAACCAGCGTGGGCACACTGAGCAATCTAACTGTGACTGGTAACGTAACATCAGGTGCAGATTTTGTTGGTAATATCATAGCAGATACAATTACCCCGTATCAGACCAACGTCGTAGTGTTCACAAACAACACAGCAGTCAAATTGCCCAGCGGTAGTACTAGCACACGACCAAACGGTATTGCTGGATATTTCAGATACAACTCTGACATAGCAACAATCGAATACTATAATGGTACAAGTTGGATTCCGTTCAATAACCAAATTACCGATCAACAAATTACTCCTGATGGAATCAGCAACAGCTATATTCTAAGTCAGGCAAGTACCGCAGCTGGCTTGATGGTCAGCATCAACGGTACAATGCAGCTACCCGGAGTAGCATACACTGTCTCAGGTACAACACTGGTATTTGCAGAAGTTCCAAGAACAACTGATATCATTGACGTTCGTTTCATTGCCAGCGCTGGAACAACTACCTTAGACTATGAAATAGTAGACGTGGCCAACGTGGTAGTTGGGACTTCTAATGTAATCGTGGACAGTTTCAGTTCTAGTGTATACAGAAGCGTAGAATACGTAGTATCCAGCAGTAACGGAGTCGATGCTTCTATGTCAACAGTATTGTTGACTCAATTTGGCGGAACTGTGAGTATTGGTACGTTGGGTAACGTCAATACTGGCTCAAACTACTTGACTTTTTATGCGAATGCCTCGGGTAGTACAGTGAACTTTATTGCAAAAAGCACTACAAGTTCAAATCAACTCAGAATCCAAAGAACTTACTTTAATATCTAATCTCAGACAGTTAGTTCGAGGGCTGTACTACCACGGGATTAATAAATACAAGAACAGAAGACGAAAACTCAGGAAGATTAAATGTCTATAACCCGTATTCAGAATAATCAGATCACAGATAGTACCATCGTAGCCTATGCGAAGTTGCAATCTGGATCTTTGACAGGTAACTTATTTGCGTCATCACTAACGCTTAACAGCAACGTCACAATCAACGGTAACTTGTTCTTGGCGAATACTGGTAATGCTGCAACCATTAACGCTACTAACACGTACATCAACGACCCAATCGTTACTTTCAACAACGGATACGGTGGCTCTCTGAGCGGTTACGACATTGGTATGTTGATCAATCGTAACTTGACACCATTAGCCCCATACGGTTCAGTCAACACTGCTTGGGTTTGGGTCGAAAACGATCAGGCCTTTGAAGCTATTGCTACAACTAGTACTGCGACAAATGCTACAAGTTTAACCAGCAGTGGGTTTGCTAACGTCAAAGTCGGTAACTTGGTATCAGTCAGCGAAACAACTGGTACATTGGTCGTAACTGGCCCAACAACTTTAAACACTGCCACAGTGGGTGGGTTGCAAGCAGTTGCAATTGGTAACGCTACTCCTGGTACAGCAGTATTCACAACAGCAAACATTACAGCAACTACAGCAACAACAGGCATTGGATCTGGGGCATTACAAGTTGCGGGCGGCACTTACATTGCTGGTAACTTGTGGGTCGCTGGTAACATTAACTTTACTCCTAATGCAGTAAGCACTATTACTGGTAACAGCGCTCAGTTTTTTGGTAATGCCAGTGGCTTTGGTGCAGTGTATGCTGGTATCAATAGTGGGTACGTATATCAACCACAAACAGTAATACAAAACAGTACAAACTTCAACGGATACGCACAGCTTAACCATCAAAACATCAGCAGCGGTTCGAACGCAAGTACAGACTATGTGGCCACTGCGGACAACGGTACAGCAGTTGATACATATATTGACTTTGGTATTAACTCAAGTGGTTTCACTCCCACAGCAACACAAGGTCCAAATGACGGATATTTGTATATTCATGGTAATACAAATACTGGTGGCGGTAATCTATTACTAGCATCTGTTCATAACGATATCATATTTGCTACAAACGGTACAGACATTAGTAATGTCTATGAATACGGTCGTATCAAGGCCAACGGTAACGCTTTCGTAGTTAAATCTACTACAGCAGCCACAAACACTACATCAGGTGCATTGCAGATTGCAGGTGGTGTTGGTATTCAGGGTTCATTATACGCTGGTAGCATTCAGGCTACCCCAATTGGTAGTACAACTCCGAGCACAGCAGTATTCACTACAGTAAACACTACTGGTAACATTGTCGCTAACTCTGGTGTTGGTAGCTTGACTATTTACGGTAATGCAATTAGTAGCAACACTGGTAAGATTGGTCTAGGTAGTATCAGCAACGTACAGATCACTGGTGGCTCTAGTGGCTATACTATCGTTACTGACGGTGCGGGTAACTTGAGCTTCGCATCATTGCTGGGTAATAGTATTCAGCTTGGCGCTAACACAGCAGGACAGTTAGTAAGTAACGCTGTATCATTGACTAGTAGCACTGATATAACAGATGCTGTGGCTCAATTGAACGCAATTTTAGGTAAGCTAGTACCAAGCGCTCCATCAAGTTTCCCAACAAGCACTCTGACTACAAGTACAGGCGAGTACTCGGGTTATATGACAAGTGGTTGGTCTCAGGTAGACAACAGTGGTTGGGGTAACTTGGCAGTAAGTGCTGGTACTTTAGTTTCAACTTCTACCAGAGTAAGTACATTTGGTCTTAATACAATATCAAACAACGGTACAACTGCCAGTGGCGGCAATATTCAGTTGTTTGTCAATGGCTCTATTCCATCAAACAGTTATCATAATTTTAGTTCTACTGCTTCAAGCGCAGACAACGGATCATATGGACAAATAACAATTTCTGCGGCAGAAGATTATCACGTAGTATCAAGCAGTGTGCCAGCTGGGTTCTGGTATATTTTCAGTGTTTCTAGCAGTCTGACTGGTATCTCTAGTGGCTGGAACAGAACTAACTTGTACTATACTGGTGACGGTGCAAGCACAAACACAATTACTTGGTACTATGACGCAAGTGCTCCTAGCTCCCCTGCTTTCAGTGCAACAAGCATGGTATTGAGTAGTAACACAGTTACATATTCAAGTACTATCCCTCACTTGAACAGCAGTGCTGGCTTTACTCTATCTGGTACTGTGCAGAACTTGAGCGGTGACTTGTATTATTCAGCTTGGTCAAGCACTAGTGCTAACTTCTTCTCATCAACTGGATCGGGTGGGGCTCTACTAGCTCCGGCCAACAGAACACTAGCGCAGGTGGGTGTTCCTCTTCCGCTGACACGCAATAATGCATCACCCTATTCATTCTCAACTACGTCAAACGTAACAACAGGATTTGGTAGTGCAGCTTCAACACTTGGACCAGCAGTAAGTGTTTCAACTCCATATGCAACTACTAGCAGCGGAGCATTTGCCCCAGGAAACATTATTTTGTATAAGACAGGTACGACTACGCAGATTGAAGAAACTGCAATGACCAACACATTGAGTGGTGCGCCAAGTACATTCCGTATTGTCAACCCAGACGGCGGAACTGCGGCAGATACTCCTGCTTACACTGGTAGCGAAAGTGCATTTAACAGTTCGTCTAGTACATTGTTGTCAACAGACGCAACAGTGGTGGCTGCAAAACTACAATATGATATTACAAACTACTCAAGTGGTTATTATCCAGTAGGACCAAACTTAAGTTCGGGTCGTAGCAGTAGCCAATATTACACATTCAAGTTTTCATTGGCAGCTTTGTCTACATTCCACATCAACTATACAGGCACATTGGCTGGCTTGTGGATGGCTTGTCCAGGTGTAACAGATACTCCAGCAAGTCCAACCAACGGATGGTTAAACTGTGCTTCTGCTTATGGTGGTGCTGGTGTTCCAGGTACAGGTACTGGCGGTAACGGTACTAACGGCTGTGCTGTTGGTGGTAACGCAACACTGAACTCAAACGGATCATACAGCGTCCAAGTAACACTAGGATCTGTAAATACATCAAGTGCTGGTAATAAGAGTAATGAAATCTATGTCAGAGTTAAACTGACTAGCGGACAATCGTTGACTGCATTAAGCATCGCTACATAATAAGAGAAATATAAAATGGCAATATCACAAACGCAAATTGTTGACTACTTAAATAAAAAGGTTGGTTATAGTGTAGCCAAAACGGATACATCTACCGCAAAATATCCGTTTAACGAAAGTATAGCTAGCCCATTATTAACACCAGGTCAATATATTTGGCAGCAAGACTATTATATCCCAAGCACAGCATCTGCTCCAACTAGTAACACTGTAGTCAACGGCAGTACAATTGTTTCAGTATATAACACAAACACAAGTGCAGTAGTACAGGCAACTGCATTGAGTGAAAGTGTGAGCCAAGAAACTTGGAACACAGGTATTACAAACTGGATTCCTCCTAGCTTTGGTTCTGGTTATCAATTGAAACTATACGCAGGTCCTCCGGGCGCTAGTGCATCTAGCGTAGCAAACTTTACACAGCTACCAGTTGCGGGTTCAGGTGCCAACGATAGCTGGTTCTTTGACTATCAGGCAGGTATTATTAACTTTGCTGATACTAGTGTGCCAGCAGCCGCAGCCAACGTATCAAACGTTGTTTATGCGATGGGTGCTGTCTATACTGGTACTCTTGGTATTACTAACTATGCAAACATCAACGTAGTAGGCAACATAACCAGTGTAAACGGTAACTTGGTATTGACCAATGGTAACGTCTATGCTGCTAACTTTACTGGTACGTTGACTGGTGGTGCAACTACTGCTCAAAGTGCCAACGTTGCATATTATGATGTTATCACCCCACTGAGCAACAATCAAACATATTACTTAGAATTTGCTAACGTAACCAGCGGCAATAGTGTAACTGGTGCAGTTACAACAGTAAACGTTAACCCAAGTACAGGTACATTATCTGCAACAGCTTTCAGCGGTACTACTGGCACATTTGCTACATTAAACTCCAGTGGTACTAGCACACTAAACACAATAACTGGTGCTAGCTTTCAAGGTATCATTGGTAACGTAACTCCTAGTACTGCTGTGTTTACTACAGCTACAACTGGTGGATTGCAAGCAGTGGCAATTGGTAACGTAACTCCTGGCACAGCAGTATTCACTACAGCTACAACTGGTGGTTTGCAAGCAGTGGCAATTGGTAACGTAACTCCTGGCACAGCGGCATTTACTACATTATCAGCCAGCGGAGTCACTCAATTAACAAACAGTACTCAAGCAACTAGTGTAACAACTGGTGCTCTGCAAGTTACTGGTGGTATCAGTACACAGGCCAACTTGTTTGTTGGTGGCAACGTAAAAGTCACTGGCAACTTAGAAGTTGACGGTATATTAACATATTTGAACACTACTATTACTCAGTTAAGCGGTAGTGAAGTTGTTGCTGGTACTTTACAGGCCAACAGCGGCACTGCAAGCACAAGCACAACAAGCGGGGCTTTACAAGTATTGGGCGGAGCAGGCATCACCGGCGCGGCCTACATTGGTGGCGGTGTTCAAAATACTCCGATTGGTAACGCTGCCCCTAACACTGGTGCATTCACTACAGTAACTGGTGCTAGTTTCCAAGGTGTTATTGGTAACGTAACCCCATCGGCAGCTACTTTTACAACAGTCACAGCAAATACTGAATCAGTCGGTGGATTGCAAGCAGTGGCAATTGGTAACGTAACTCCTGGTACTGGCGCATTTACGACCATGACTGCAGGTAGCTTTCAGGGTGTTATTGGTAACATAACCCCAACAACTGCATTCTTTACAACTGCTAATGCTACTACATTACAGGCTGCTACTATTGGTAATGCTGGTGCAGTATTAACTGGAACATTAAGTACAGCAGCTCAACCAAATATTACAAGCACTGGTACATTAACTGGTCTGACTGTAAGTGGTTCAACCAGTTTGAACACTGCAACAGGTGCTAGCTTCCAAGGCGTAATCGGTAACGTAACTCCAAACTTGGGTTACTTTACAACAGCCAATGCAACCAACGTCTACGCAGCTACGATTGGTAACGCAGCCACAGCATTCAACGGTGCAACAGTAACACTAACTGGTAATGCAACAGTTGGTAACTTGACCACTGCTGGCTCAAACGGTAACATCAGCGGGGTCAACATTTTATTTGCTAACACAGTTAATGCAACTACGTTGATTGGTACTTTGGCAGCAACATCAGTTTCTGGTACAGTGGCAACTGCTAACGTGTCATATTATGATAACGTAGCAACTTCATCTACAAATGCAACATACTATGT